AAGTATATTGGGAAATTGAGAAATGAAATCAAAAAATATGGTTTGAAGAGTAAGTTCTAATTACTCTTGAGTTTTAGACTGTTCGATTTTGTCTTGTAACACTCTTACAAATTCTTTCTGTAACATCAATAGGAATTTCACATATGGTGTAGACTCAGCATCAGGGTCATAACGATATTGACTCTTTGTGGGTCTTTGCGTTCTTCCCAAGTAATTCAATCCTGAAATATTGGTAATACATTTGTGACCACCTGAATTAGCCTGAATCAAATCCCAAGCTGAAACACCCAACTTATCTAACATTTCAAATTCACTTTCAGATAAGTCAGTATAAGGTTTGTCCATTGCTACTTGAACTCTCTTCAATAATTCTTCACCATTTTCTAAACCATAGAATCTATCACCATACAAAGCTTTGAAGTCTTTGAATGTGAATCCAACTGATTCAGGATTGATACCTGATTCTGAAATATATTTGATGGATGACAGGGGTACTCTTTTTTCTTTGAGTTGTGGTTCCCACTTTGATAAGACTTCTTGAGCAATATCCCCCAAGTTTACACCTTTCAACTCTCTTTCTTTTTTGAAAGGATTACAACTTGCCTGTAATAAACCAAGTGGCCAAGCGATAACTAAGAAGTCGGCTTCAGGATTATTTCTGAATGGTGTATATCGGTCATAAGAACCTGGTTTCATCATAGAACCACCACCATATTGTACAATAATGTTATCCAAAACTTTGACGTTTGGTGAGTCTTGCATTTGTTGTACATAACTTTCTTTGTTCTTTTCTAATTCCTCAGGTGAGGGTAATCTTCTACCACCCATCTCATTTTTGATTTGATTCAAAATTGAAATCAGAGAAGGTTCAGAGTTCATAACCAAATTCTGTAAGAATCCTGGTTTGTTTTTGAAGGCTAACAAAAGTTTATTCAAAACCAATCCCATAGCAAATTTGTTTTGTAGTAAACTTTTATCTCTACTCAATCTAAAGATATAATTCATTACCTGTTCAGGAGTGATGTCATATTTTGCATAATCCGCAGAATCCACAGTTGAAATCAATCTCAAATCAACATCACTGAAAATATCTTTTGGTGAAACAATCTGTGAAATAGTTTCAACATTTGACCTTGATGGTCTGAATGATACAGAACCTGTTTCTTCAGCACCAGCTTGTCTATCATGGTGGTCAGTATGAATTACAAACATTGGTTTCCCATGAGCAAAATCAACAAGGACAGGCATTACGTCACCTCTAGCATCAGGTTTTTTTACAGCAAATTCTTTATCACCATATTGAATGATTTCAGTATCGACCACATCGATACCATTACTCTCCAAATATTTTTTCATTGCGATGGCCGTTGTAACACCATCCAAATCTTGGTGAAAATAAATTTTTGCTTTGGGATATCTGTCCGCTAATGCTTTGATGTCACGTAGTCCTGACTCCTTGATAAGTTTTTTCATTATCTTGGAATATCTTTGAAATTTACTTCTACGACTTTAAAGTTTGGAACCAAATCTAATTTAGCCAAATCTTCACTATTTTTTACAGAAACATATACATCTTCCTTACCATTTCTCTTATCAATACGTACAAAAGTACTTCCAACATAAGGAACTTTGGCAATAGGACCTATCTTCCATGTGTCTTGCATTTCAGTAAATGGATATAAATAACCATCTCTACCGATATATCCTGAGTAATCTGTAATATCATCATCAAAAGCAAAATTTATTTTATCGCTTTTTTGTTCACTCAAATATTGTTTTTGAGTAGCTTTGATATGCATTCCAAGAATGTTATTTCTTTCTTCAGTTTCAATTATGAACTTTTTCATATTATTTTAGGGTTAGTAAGTATTTTAGTCTGTCAAATTCAGCCAATATCTCATCTCTAATATTAAGAATATCACTATCAATTTCTGGTTGGTACACAGCACTTAATGAAATCAAAAATTCAATTACAGAGGTAACATATTCATCAACACTGATACTGTTAAAATCAAATAGAGGTATGTTGAACTCACCACCAAAATCAGGTCTACCATGTTTACCCATACAAACTTCAACAAAGTCATCAATCAAATCACTGAGATTGTCATATACTTTTCCGAAAGCTTTATGTTGTGCATATGAATCAGTTTGCCAATGAAAAATTTTCATTTGGTTCTGAGCCGCTAATAAGTTTACAATAATTTCGTTTGTCATGATACTACGGGAGATATTGGACCAAATAACCAATCAGTAAAAATATCTTTGGTCATCTTTTCAGCTTTATTTGTGAACCCTTGGCCACTTGATGATTGGGGTTCTGTTGTCGTTTCGTTTTCGATATCAGAAAAATCTTCTTGCCATGTTTGTTGTGCAGTTTCTGTTTGAGAAAACTCATTCATTTTTTCATTGAATTGTTCGGGACCCATTTTGTTAATCATTTCATCAGGACCAACAAAATTTGCCACACCTAACCAATCCAAAAATGCAGCCCAAAACTTAGTTCTTCTCATCAAACTTCTAACAGCCTTGTTTCCAAACAATCTTGGGACGCCACTCATTTTATAATTTTTTATTCCTGAAAGTCCTTTTGCTGTCGCACCACCAAAATTTCTAAATAATCTTGCATCAGCACTTACAACCTTTTTGATTTCTTTAGCTAACGCCTGAGCTTCCACAGAAGTCATTGGATTTTTAGCCGCCCTTCTAATCATAGTCGATGCTTTCTGTGTACCCGCACCAACTTTTTCAAACAAACTAATATAATCTTTTAGAGTGTTTTTCAAACCTGCACTTAATTTTCCACCAGGAATTTTATCAATTACTTGTTTCAATTTAGGTGACCATGTTCTCACTTTACCAAAAAGAGTTTTACTAAGAGAAGAACTGTTAGCAACACTTTCTAACATTTTCACAGCCTTGGCTGGATTTGTTTTAGCAACTTTAGCGGCCGCATTGGCAGTTTTGTAAAGTTTACTTCCTTTACCCGCCATAATTAGAGGTTTAGCAACCAAATCACCAACGTATGGGATAACAGAAATGAATGATAACATAGCAAAGAATGTGTCACCTTGTCTAAGATAATCTAATCCATTTACCAAATCTACAACACCTGTTGGGTCGAAAATACCAACCACATCACCCAAAAAGTTCCACCATTTTGCTTCAGTCAAAACATCTGAAGGAACATTGTTCAAAGAACGAAATAGTTCTTCAAATTCAATTTTTTGAGATTCTGAAAGTTGATTATATTTTTCTTGGAATACAGATTTTCTTTCTGACTCGTAAGTCATCATCTTTGTTACCTGCATCAATTGGCTTTCAGTCAATATCAATTCCATATTAATAATATTATACAATAAATACCAATGATACAGAAAAAAAGAACCCCCACTTTTGGTGAGGGTCACATTTTATTTTTCTGATTCAAATGTCATCACTTGTTGTCGTTTTTCTTGGACGAACGAATTGACTCGTTTTCGAGCCACCTCACAGTAATCAGGTGATAATTCAATACCAATCCATTGACGGTCTAAGGTCTCAGCTGCGACAAGACTTGTTCCCGAACCAGTGAAAGGGTCAAGGACAACATCGTTCTTATAGGTTAGTATCTTGATTGCCTTTGTGGGGATATCCATTGAGAATGTTGCTTTAGTCAAACTCCTTGTATCGGCAAAGTAATTCCATTGTCCAAATACCAAATCAATGAATTCTCTTTTTTGGGTTTCGGTATAGAATTTCTTTGGTCTCATGTTACCGTTCTTATCTTCTACCTCACCCATTTCAGGAGTCCATTCGGGCTCACCTTTTACTTTTTTGATATGGTGTTTCTTATATGCAAGGACAACACATTCTTTGGGGTTATAGATATACGGTGCTGAGGGTGACATCCACGACCCCCATGCTGTGGTACGACTACGATGAGGTGAATCCTCTTCCAAATCAACAATACCAAAAAATTTGTATCCGATTTGTTTCATAATCTGCCACACCTCAGACACCATAAAAACACGACCACCTTTTTCTTGACGGTTGATTTCATAGGGGATGTTCAGGGCAATACGTCCATCATCTTTCAGGACTCTAAAGGCTTCTGTCATCCACTTTCGGGTGAACTCAAAATACTCTTCCACCAACATATCATCCTGGTGTACGTCATAATCGATACCCACACCATAAGGGGGTGAGGTAACAATCAAATCAATTGAACCTTCGTCTAAGGTTTTCATCACTTCAATACAATCACCATTGATGATTGTTTTCATTTTCTTTTCCATCATTTGAATAACTGAATTAAAAAGGATAAGACTCCTATGGGCCATAATACTATAATGAACAGTCTCTCAGACCATGTAAATTTTTCACCTGTCATAACCAACATGCTTTCCATCATGAATGCGAAAACCATTCCTATAAAAAAATAAAGTGCGAAACCATCCATTATTTCTGAACTACCTGTATAATCTTTTCTAAAGACAATATAGGTGAATCTTCAGTGGTGTCAACATCCACAAAATTATCTAATGGTGTTTCGTAATCTTCAACATGATAGAAATCACGTTCTCTTTCCTCTGAAGTATGAACGTAAAATTCCATAATGGAATTACCCATTTTGGTTTTGAATTGTTCTCTCACTTCTCGGTATGGGGATACCAAAGATACAATAACCGAAAAATTCTTGGTATGTAGGAACTGAGCCATCGATTGGGCTAATTGGATATTTCTGATTCTTCCTTCTTTAGAATAATCTTTATTATCCATAATCTCCCGAAGGTCATCTCCATCAATGTGGATAACGTTAGCACCCTTCTCTTCAAGGTAATCTCTCAATAACCAAGATAGAACAGTTTTACCATGTCCAGGTTGACCAGTAAACCAATAAATCATTTTTCAGATTCCATGGTTTTAATTCTCCTATCCAAATACCATAAAGCTTTCTTCAAATCTTGAACGGGAGGATTATCATTTTTCTTCCCACTTCGGACAATGTACTTCAATACATTGAATAGGTAAGCATCTCTATCCAAGCCAGTTGCTTCCGCAATTTTAACAACCTCATAAGGGTTGTCTTCACCCCCATAATGTTGGGGATGGTTTACATGTTCATAAGATTGTTCTGAGCTCATTTTTTGTGTCTAATTACAGGAGAATAATAAGTTGTCCACTCAGGATTCCAATAGAATTCACCATTAGTCGTTTGTTCTTGTATATCTGAGATATAGTTAAGTGGGATTGGTTCGTATTCAATTTCCCCCCATTCAGTGATTCGTTTGAAATCTTCCTCCATCATATGTAGGTTGTTATCATCACGACGAGGATTATTGAAGAATGAATAAATTCCTTGAGGTCGTAGGATATTGGGTACAAAGTCGTGGAAGTCCCACACCTCTTCATCCCAAGTGTCAATGTAGATACCATCAAACATCGGAAGGAATGGTAAATACCATCTCCAATCACCATAAAGGATTTTTACGTGGGGTAGTTTGTGCCAACCATCTTCCAACATCTTGGTATAAACGTCCAAGTGAGCCTCAATAATCCAATGTTCATAGATGTCATAGTTTTCTATGGAACTATCAATAAGTCCCATTCCGAATCCAACATTGAGGACTCGTCCACCGTTACGGCAGATTATCTCAGCACTTTTCTGCATGATGGGTAGTTCCCACTCCATCATTATGGCTCGACCGTCTTCATCGAGAAGACGGCCATCATCTGTATACGTTAGCGATTGTTCAATATATTGTTTAATTCCCATTATACATTAATTGTTATAAGTGACTGATAAGCCTCATTCAACGCATCTGCAATAACTCTTACAATACGATAAGGGTCACCATTCGATGCCGGTCTTCTATCTTCCAAATAACCTTTCTTCAACTTATCAGTTGACAAAGGAACACGGATTGAAGCTCCACGGTCTGAAACCCCCCAACTAAATTTATCAATCGATTGGGTCTCGTGTTTACCAGTCAATCTAAGATTATTGCTCGAACCATAATTGTCAATATGTAACTGATGTCTGTTTTTGAAAACTTCAAAAATTGCATCAAAATATTCTTCAGAACCATATCTCATTTTCACATCCGAGAAATTACAGTGTAGTCCTGAACCATTCCAATCACCCATCACTGGTTTGGGGTGGAATTCGATATCGTAATTATACTTCTCTGACAAACGGTGAAGGATGTAACGAGAAATCCAAAGGTCATCACCAGCCTTTAGTTTTCCTTTACTAAGAACTTGATACTCCCACTGACCCAACAATACCTCAGCATTGGTACCAGTAACTTCAATACCCGCTTTGATACAAAGGTCCAAATGTTCTTCAACAAATTCACGACCATGAACATTGGAACTTCCAACCCCACAATAATATTTTCCTTGGGGACTTGGGAAACCATTCTTTGGGAAACCGAGAGGTTTACCATTTTTCATAATGGTATATTCCTGCTCAAAACCAAACCAAACACCATCATCTTCATCCCCAATCAAACTACGAGTATTGGAAATGTGAGGAGTTCTATCAGGATTAAGTACTTCACACATTACAAACACACTATAGATGTCAGAACTTGAAAATGGATTTACATACATTCTCATAGGTTTTAGAATACAATCCGAAAAGTTTCCTTCAGCCTGTTGAGTAGATGAACCATCAAAAGACCACTCAGGTAGTTTATCCAATGTGACTTTGGCGAATTCACGATGTGTGTTTTCATCCATTTCAGTGGGAAGGTCCAAGACTTTGACCTTACTTCGTAAATTTGGTTCGGGTTTATAACCATCCAACCAAATATATTCTGCTTTTAGAATCATAATTTTTATATATTTTTTTATCACCCCCCTTTTTTTATAGGGTCTCACTTGTAAATATTATGTTTTTCCCAATAAAATAAAGAAAATATAGGGGGTCATTAGATTTTTCTTGTAGTTGTTATAGAAAAATAGTTCTTAGCCAAGTCTGACTCTTGGATATCACCTTCGTCAATGAGTTGGTCTAGAATTTCTCGAGTCTCACCTTCATTTAGTTTCAACACATACTTACTAATGTAATTGATGTGGATGGGACTTCTTAGCTTTGCAAAAAGGTTTTTCTTAATTTTGTCGTCCATGATTTTTTTGAATTTTCAAGATTCTTATAATAACGTATTCTAACTAATTTACCCAATTCAAAGTCATTTGAATTAGAAAGGATTTCTTCCTCACTTACTTTTACCTGATTTTTTTTCATTCTTCTTTGACGCTTTTGTTTGTTTAGGTTGTGGTTCGTCAGACACCACAACATTTGTCTTACGGTTGGCTTTCCATTCTGATTTTGGGACATACGTCCAACCATATCCAACTCGTTGGTATGATTCTTTATCTTCAACTCTTGTGATTTCTCCTGTTTCGATGTTCTTGATGGTTTTCATGTAAATTACTTTTTGAAAAATATAATAAATTATTTATTGACCATCAAGATGAATATAATCATCTACCATCTTTTTTAGGTCATTTTCTGTAGCCCCTTCGTAAAGTGCTATTATCATCTTGTGAGAAAAGTCATCCAAACAAACAATACCATCAACTGATAAAAATTTAACAAGATTATTATCCCTACGTCTTGAGATAATCATTTCTTT